CATACGCAACCATCCCTAACAAGAACTCAACTGGTCGTCCTATTCAATTGTGGGTTAACCGCCAGTCAGGAGCCACCTACCCAATAGGTGGCAGACCAGAAGGCACAGACCCCACTACTGGGGTGGACCATCCGCAGATCTATGTATATCCAGCCCCAGATCAGAGCGATTACTACACGTTCGTCTACTGGCGCTTACGCAGGATACAAGACGCAGGCAACGGTATTAACACCCAAGACATACCCTTCAGGTTCCTTACCTGCCTGATTGCTGGCTTGGCATACTACCTCGCCGTTAAGATAGCTCCAGACCGCATACAGTCCCTAAAGGACCAGTATGAGGAACAGTGGAAGTTTGCTGCTGAAGAAGATAGAGACAAGTCTCCAGTGAGATTTGTCCCTCGCAGGGCTTATATTTGTGGGTAATAGGTTTGCGTCCGCCAAGAACTCGATTGCAGAGTGTGATCGATGCGGGTTTAGGTTCAAGCTAACACAGCTAAAGGCTTTGATCATCAAGACAAAGCAAGTTAATATAATTGTTTGTCCTGAATGCTGGGAACCGGATCAGCCTCAGTTACAACTGGGGATGTATCCAATTGACGATCCGCAGGCTGTAAGGAATCCTAGAAAGGATTTAAGCTATTTGCAGTCTGGTAATAGCGGGTTACAATTGGTTAATGGGTCAGGAACGGCTGTTGATGAAAACGGCTATCCTGAAGGCGGAAGTAGAATTATCCAGTGGGGCTATGCTCCTGTTGGAGGTTCTAGAGCAAGCGATGTGGGGCTAACACCAAATTACCTAGCTTTATCATTCCAGCTAGGAACAGTAACAGTAGTCACAACTTAGGAGTTAATATGAAGATTATAATCGCAGCTGGTAAGCCTTCGGCAGGAAACTCAGTTAAGAAATTCAGCAAAGGCGGAAAGACCAACCTACAAATGAAAGAGTTGGGTCGTGGATTGGCTAAGGTTGCTAATCAAAAGGTCTCTTCGTTCAAGTACAAGAACTCTGGGAGCAAATAATGGCTATTCCAGAAAAAGCATCTAGCGTTAACCCTAGTCAGCCAAAGCCTATTACTGGGCTGTCAAAAGAGGATCTGGGTAATAATGGATATCCAAACAATATCCCTAACACACAGACCCAGAAGACCCGTGGTACTGGAGCCGCCACCAAAGGCACTGGTCACTCGAAGAAGATGGGCTAATGAATTACACGGAACTATCGCAGACAATTAAGGCATATTGTGAGAATGAGTTCCCACAAACAGTCAGTAGTTTTACGTCTGCCCAACAGATCAATACATTTATTGATCAAGCAGAGCAACGGATATATAACAGCGTTCAGTTCCCTTCTATACGGAAGAACGTCACTGGGATACTAACCCTACACAATAAGTATCTATCAGCGCCTGATGACTTCCTAGCCGTCTACTCTATAGCTGTAATTGATACAGTAACGGGTATATATGAGTTCCTCCTGAACAAGGATGTTAACTTCATACGGGCTGCTTATCCATCTCCTACAGACTATGGTAAGCCCCAGTACTACGCTCTGTTTGGACCTACAACAACAGACACAGATCCTGCTGTCGTAACGAATGAGCTAAGCTTCATTCTTGGTCCAACTCCAGACATTCTGTATGACGTAGAGCTGCATTACTATTACTACCCTGAGTCAATCGTTACGGCAGGCACAACATGGCTTGGGGATAACTTTTATAGTGTCCTGCTTTATGGCGCGATGCTAGAAGCGGCGGCGTTCATGAAGTCAGACAAAGACGTTATGGAAAATTATGTTTCTCGATATAATGAAGCATTGGCACTAGCTAAACGTCTGGGTGATGGAATGGAAAGACAGGATGCTTACAGGTCTGGGCAAGTACGGATACCGGTTAAATAATGCCATTTACCGGAAACTTTACCTGTGACGTATTTAAATCAGGAGTTCTTGACGGGAACTTTGATTTTGGCGCTGGCACAACAAACGTATTTAAGATAGCGCTGTATACCAACGCGGCAACTCTTGATCAGGATACCGCTGCCTATACAACCGTTGGCGAGGTTGTGGCGACTGGGTATACTGCCGGTGGTAATGTTCTGTCTCCAACCTTGAGCATATTGGACGGGACCGCATTTATTACTTTCACTAATACCTCGTGGACAAGTGCATTGACCGCTCGTGGAGCGCTTATTTATAAGGTTGGTGGTGCATCGGTTTGTGTTTTAGACTTTGGTTCGGACAAGATCTCGACTACAGTATTTCAAGTAGAGTTTCCAGCCGCCTCCAATACTTCAGCAATTATTAGGCTTTCCTAAAGGAGTTTCAAATGATTTCAAACAAAGCTAAGTCTGTAGATAAGATAGGCGCAAGCGTTCTGCTAGGCGGGTCAACAGTTTCTGCCGCTGGCGGAGCTGGTATATTTACGATCCAGTGTTTTGGTCAAGATGGCAACCTTAAATGGGAAGAAAAGAACCCAAATTTGGTTGTTAATGTAGGACTTCAAGACATGAACGCCAAATACTTTGCTGGATCTGCCTACACCGCAGCTTGGTATCTAGGTCTGATTACTGGTCCCGGCTCAGGTACAACTATTGCTGCAGCAGATACCCTAGCTTCACATGCAGGCTGGACTGAGTTCACAGACTACGCGGGTAACCGTAAAGCTGTAACTTTTGCCGCAGCAACTCTTGCCGACCCTTCAGTTGTTACTAATTCATCCGGACCGAATGCCTTTGTTATTACAGCCCCCGGTGGTACTGTTGCTGGTGCTTTCTTAACCTCAGTAGATACAGGTACATCAGGCATTTTGTTCTCAGCTTCTGACTTCCAGTCTCCCGGTGATCGCGCTGTAGTTGCTGGCGATACTTTGAGTGTTACCTACACATTTAGCCTTGACGCTGCATAAGGAGATGTAAAAATGGCAACCAAATTTACTAAAGGTCAGAACGTAAAAGTTCTGGCAACCGTTCCTCAAGGTCCGGTACAAGCGCTGCGTATGACTGAAGATGGCGAGTTCTTTTACAATGTAGAGTGGGCGGATGCTGAGGGGGTTAAGCAAAATCGCTGGTTCCCAGAAGCCGCTTTAACCGAAGCGTAATGTGTTTGGAATCTCATCATTTGCGGCTGCGCCATTTGCATCACTAGCAGGAGCTTTTGTAAGCTCTGAAGTTAGTGAGACAGCTTCCGCATCAGACTCTATTGGAGCCTCCCGCCCGTTTAGCTCATCGGTAGGCGAATTTGCTATTGCAGTGGCTATAGAAGTAGCAGGTGCTGAATTTAATTCAGCTATAAGCGAGTCTGCAACAGCTTTAGAACAAGCGTCTGCAATAGAAGAATTTGCTGTTGCCGTACAGGAGTCTGCCACCGCATCTGAAATTGCAGAGGCAATAGTTTACCTCAATGGATTTATTGTTGAAGGAGCTACTGTTTCTGATGCTGTTGAAAGCATGGCGGAGTTCCACTCAAGTATACAGGAACTGATTAGCGCTTCTGAAAGCGCTAATACTGCAACTATCTTTATAGCTTTAGTTGGCGAATTCGCCCAAGCCTCTGATAGCATTAATAGAAGGCTGCTTTGGGAAGTAATTAATACCTCAGAATCCACCACTTGGCAAGTAATAAAAACTCACCCATAATAGGGACATATGGCACTCATCTTAGCTGACAGAGTAAAAGAGACTTCCACCACCGCAGGTAATGGCACATTCACACTTGCTGGGGCTGCTGCTGGCTTTCAGTCCTTTGCTGTAATTGGCGATGGAAATACCACCTACTACTGCATTGCAGGACAAGGGACTAATGAGTGGGAAGTAGGCATTGGAACCTATACTGCTTCTGGTACTACACTAGCCCGTACTACAGTTCTATCTAACAGTTCAGCAACAGAGCCAACAGCTCTAATATTCTCCGCTGGGACCAAGGATGTATTTGTTACCTACCCTTCAGAGAAGTCAGTCAATCTGGACGCATCAGGTAATGCAACTGCATTAGGTACTCCAGTAGCCTTTACAGGTACAAACATAACCGGCACTGCAGCAGGTCTTACAGCAGGAGCTGCAACAGTATTAGCCACAGCAAGGAACATAGCAGGTGTGTCTTTTGATGGCTCTGCTGCTATATCAATACCATTAGAGAATCTATCTGATGTGTCAATTGGCACCGCAGTGGTTAACCAGTTGCTTGGATATAACGGCACAGCTTGGACTAATGTTGCGCCAAACCCAGCATCAGCGGGGACGGGTGTTGTATTTTATAACGCCACTCCAGTTATAACTGCGGCAGGGGCTAACAACGATGTAGCTCTTCTTACTTTTGCGTCCATCCCAGTAACAACAGCAGAGCAGGTCATTACAGGAACAGCAGTTAATAATACTGTGCTTTTCTCTGCTTTTGTCACTGCTGCTCTGAATAGGCTTATATTTGATGCTGGGATATATGACTTCACAATATGGGCGGGTGTAGATAGCATTGCTATGAACTCTGTTACAACCATTACTAGACAGATATATACAGCCACTCCCTTTGTCGTTGGCACTGTAACTACTACAGGCACAGGATCAAGCCGCACAGCTACAGCATCATCAGGAACGCCCTTTGCCACTGCGGTGATAGATGCTTCGGCTACGAATACAGTTGCATCATACTTACAGACCCCGCAAGGTCTGTACCAGATAACCGCTAGAACCTCTGACACGGTAGTAACTATTACTACACCTAGCGGGTATACAAATGAGTCAGCAGTTGCTGGCACTGTATGGAAGAAACTGTTTGGAATTACTACTCCAGAAATAACATCTATATCTCCTAACTACACCGTATTTGATGTGGTTACAACTCAGCCATCAACAGTAGTAACTGCTGCAACAAAGATGGGTATTCTTGGCTTTGTTACTTCAGATGCCACTAGGACTATATCGCTTACCTACAATGGCGAAGATAGAAATACCCACGTTAATACGCCTCTGGCTAATCTACATAATGACTTGGCTGGGTTACAGGGCGGAGTTGCTACTGAGTATTTTCACTCTACCTCTGCTGAATATACCGGCACAGGTACTGGAGTCTTTGTAAGGGCAACAAGCCCTACCTTAGTAACGCCAGATCTAGGCACTCCAAGTGCGTTAGTAGGCACTAACATAACCGGCACAGCTACAGCCTTTACTGCCAGTAACGTAACCACCAACGCTAACTTAACAAACGAAGCCACTTCATCTGGAAGCAATGCAGTAACCTTAACCAACTCAGCGGTTATAGGTAAGGTCTTAACTGGATACACATCAGGGGCGGGTACAGTAGCGGCTACAGATACTATTCTTCAGGCGATAGAGAAGTTGAATGGGAATACTGCAGCAGTTCCCGGTACAGTAACTTCAGTCTCAGTAGTATCAAACAACGGCTTTGCTGGCACAGTAGCTACGGATACATCTACTCCGGCTATAACCCTAACAACAACAGTAACAGGTATGTTGAAGGGCAGCAATGTATCGGGAGTTGTAAGTGCCGGAACAAGTGGCGCTGATTACTCTGATGGCACTTCGCTCCTAGCTACCGGCATATTAAAGAGTACAACTACAACTGGCGCATTAACTATAGCGGTAGCCGCAGACTTTCCTACACTAAATCAGGATACAACCGGAACAGCCGCTAAGACCAATGCTCTTAATTCAGCCACTACAGTAGTTAATGTATCCTCTGCAACGGCTCCTACTGCTGGTCAATACTTAATAGCAACAAGTGGAACGGCGGCAACTTGGCAAACTCCTGCCAGCCCCGCTCCTTTCGCATCAGGCACTGCAATGGTGTTTAAGCAAACAGCGGCTCCTACTGGCTGGACCAAGGTTCTAACTAATGATAATTCAGCGTTAAGGGTTGTCACTGGAACTGCAGGCACTGGTGGCTCAGTAGCATTTACTACAGCATTTGCAAGTCAAGCTGTTGCGGGGACAAACGGGGCTTCGGGTGCTACTACGCTGACAACGGCTCAACTTGCCGCACACACGCACTCTCTTATCGGTGGACCGAACGCTGTCACTCCCGCTTCTATTGTGACGGTTTCGGCAAATGCTACCCCCAGCTCTACCAACACAGGCTCCGCAGGCGGCGGTGGCTCACATACTCACTCAGCCGCTGCGTTTACAGGTACGGCAATTAACTTGGCGGTGGCATATGTGGATGTAATTGTTGCAACAAAAGATTAACTAATATAACCGGAACAAACAAATGAAACTAACAATCATACCTTCCGATGAGGCTGTCTATGAAGACGGACTCTGTTACTCAGATTTGATCTGGGAAGGAACGCCACCTAATGTACACGCTCTTCAATGGCAAGATGTTGCTGGATGGATTGAGTATGTGGATCAGCCTAACGAAGATATAACGGAGCTGCCAGAATGGGCAGATAACGCAATGGCTGCTTGGACTGTGGCAAATACCCCGGTTCCCCCTCCTCCTCCAGTCCCTCCTACAGCGGAGCAGAATAAAAAAACTGCGTCTCAACTGCTTGCCAATACCGACTGGACAACCATACCTGACGTTGCTAGTCCTACAAACAATCCATACCTAGTTAATCAGGATGAGTTTTTAGCATACCGTAATGAGATTAGAAAAATAGCTGTTTATCCAGCTGCCGGTGATTTGGTTTGGGCTACCCCTCCAGTAGAAGTTTGGAAATAAGGAATAAATCATGGCAAGCACTTACACACCAAGTCTAAAAATAGAGCTGATGGCTACTGGCGATCAGGTAAATGACTGGGGAACTACAACCAATAGCAATCTTGAGAACGGCTTAGAGCAGGCTATTGTTGGTCGCGGTGTAGTTGAATACACCAGCGATGCAAATAAGACCATTACCCTTACTGAATCAAACTCTAGTCAAGACGCAAGAAACCTGTTTTTGTACGTTGACACTGATATGTCTACAACTCTTACCGCGACTAGGGACTTGATAGTCCCGACCATAGAGAAGACTTACGTTGTCCACAATGATACAGCCGGGAGTCAGAGCATTAGGGTAAAGACATCAGGCGGCACAGGGATAACCATTCCCAATGGGAAAAAGGCTCTGCTGTATGTAGATGGGACTAATGTAATAGAGCAGCTTAATTACCTTACGTCCGCAGAGATTGGGACAATAACCTTTACTAACCCAGTGCCAATTGCATCTGGCGGAACCAACGCAACGAGTGCAAGCGCAGCCAGAACGAGTCTTGGGCTGGCTATAGGCACAAACGTTCAGGCATACAATGCCGGTCTACAAGATATATCTGGATTAGCTAAAACAGATGGCAATTTCATAGTTGGGGACGGTACCAACTGGGTAGCTGAATCAGGAGCTACAGTCAGGACATCATTAGGTCTTGGCAGCATGGCTGTTCAGAATTCTAATGCGGTGTCTATTTCTGCTGGAACCGCAACCTTAACATCAATGACCACTAACTCTGCCACAATAACTGGCGGGACAATTACAGGCATTACTGATCTGGCTGTAGCTGATGGGGGTACGGGATCATCCTCTCTTACTTTAAACAGCGTCTTAATAGGCAATGGCACTAGCGCATTGCTGGCTGTTGCCCCCGGCGCTTCTGGTAACCTATTAACATCTAATGGCACTACTTGGGCTTCAACTTCTAATCCACCTGCTTTCCCAGCGGGTACACGCATGAGTTTTCAGCAAACAGCCGCTCCTACTGGGTGGACTAAAGATACAACTGCGGCTATCAATGATTCCATTCTAAGACTTGTTACTGGTTCAGTTACACCAAGTGGCGGCTCTGTAGCGTTTAGCACATGGAACGCGCAAACCACTACGGGGGCGCATACATTAACCACAGCGCAGATGCCAAGTCATACCCACTCAATTGCGGTATATGCTGATGAGACCGGTACAACAAAGATTACTGACAATGGCGCTTCTACCCTTACAAACAGCACCGCTACAGGTTCTACTGGTGGCGATGGATCACACACCCACCCACTTACTCAAGATCTAAAATACTACGACTTTATTATTGCAGCTAAAGACTAATGGCTAAAGACGCTAAAATATTATGCCCTTTGATGGGTTCTGAGTGCATTGAGGATGGCGCTATTAAAGATGGTGAGCTAGTTAAGTGTCGGTTCTGGGTGCATGTGCAGGGTATACATCCTCAGACTGGCGAGACGGTATCTAATGGGGACTGTGCCTTTTGCTGGACTCCAATGCTGTTGATTGAGAATAGCCAACAACAAAGGCAGACTGGTGCTGCAGTAGAGTCATTCAGGAATGAGATGGTTAAGGCTAATGAATCTAGTCAACAGCTCCTGCTTAATACAACTAAGGCAGCAAGAATAACTTTAAACAATGGAATTGACTAATGGCTATAAAACAGAAGATTTCTAATGCAGCAAATAAAGTTGAGAAAGCGGTTGCCAAGGTTGATGAGGTTATTATCAAGGCTGATCCAGTCGCAGATAACTTTCTAGACCTAATTAAAAACTCTAAGAGAACCATGACAGTGATACTGATTATCGGCTTTCTGGTGTGGCTAATAACGTAAGCTGGTTTGTTACGCGGTGGAGACCATCCGCTGCATGGCTGTACCTTCTGATATGCATACTAGACTTTGCTGTCTTTCCAGTATTATGGATGACGCTTCATCCTGAGCAATGGACTCCCCTAACCCTGCAAGGGGCAGGGGTATTTCATCTTAGTTTCGGAGCAATAATTGGTATTTCAGCGCACAGCAGAGGGCAGGAGAAGATTGCTCTAATCAATAGGGAATAATAAGATGTTTCTGCTGGCGCTTCCCTTGGCTACCAAAATCACCATTGCTACAATCATCGCTGTGACGATATTCGGCAGTGGTCTATACTTGGGTAACAAAATAGGCGTAAGTTCGTGCCAGCAGGCTGTAATCGACT